CCGAAAACTCTAAAAAAAATCTACAAACCTAAATAACGAACGATTTCAATTCTAATCGCTTCCTCTACGGCTTCAATCACTTCCTCATTCACACGAAGGGTTTCAGCAATTTTCTTTCGCTGAGAAACAGGAAGCCGTAGTGCCCTCTCTTCAAGCCATTTGCGTAGCTGACGCTTGAAAAGCTTTTCAAGCACTTTCATCACCGTCCTTCGTAGCCGTCTCCAAACGCTTATGTAGTTTCTTTTCCAGCATCTCTAAGACATCCATTCCACTGTAACCCATTAGCGCAGAGAAAACTGGGTGTGTGTTAACTACAAACCCAATGAATGCACCCACAAGAACCGATTTGAGAGACGCAAAGAATATCTTTCGTTCAGAAAACAAAGGCAAAGCAAAGTATTCGGCTGAAGCGATGGCTTTGATGAAACCGCCTATCGCCCCCGCCAAAATACAAACCCACTCTAAATGCCATTGCGAAAGTATTTCTATCATCTTTGTCTCCCCTCTCTTTTAACCTGTTATACTATCGCACCTACCATGCCAATAATATCTACCGCACCAAAGCTAAATGCCATTGTAATCGCATTCATAATTCCTTGTGTGCGGAAGTCCCGTTCGGTTACAATGTTGGGCTTCTCTCTCCAGAAAAACTTCAGGGAACCTTCGCTTGGCGCAGCAAAGAGGAACCAGTCGTTGATGTCAATTAGGTAAGGATTGACAACAACCTCTAACATGTTCTGGTATGGGTTCACAAGCCCCGCGTTGGCTGCAAACTCACTTCCCGAACCACTTTTTGAAGGATATGCCATGCTATTTACCAACACCTTCGCCCTTACTTCTAACTCAGGCGGAACCATCAGCACCTTAGGTTCTAAAACAATCGGGTTGCCTCTCCAGTCTAACGCCCTGCGGAACCGAACAAGCGCATCTCTTAACCCCGTTTCGTCCAGCTGGGCATTAATTCTGTTAGAGTAAACCCCGCCTTCATACGGATGGTCTTCGGCAAACAACGTCTTTCCATCCACCCAAGTCGGATTGGTGGCAACAAAAGCGGTGGTCAGAAGTTCAATGGTATGTTGCGCTGCCCTAACCGCCGTCCGCGTCAGGCGACCCGCCACCACCTGATACTGGTCGCCCCGCATCAGACGCTTGGAGATTGCCCACGCATAACCGTAATCCTTATGCGTGAACAGCACCTTATACCCGTTCGTGGCACTCATAAACGGCAGTTCTGCACCGTCCGCATCCCATTCAGGAAGCGTAGGAAGTCCTACAACATGCTGGTATTCCTCATACTCCTTTTCCGAATTATCAACCTCGTAAATCTTTCCAAAAATGTTTGGCTTCTGGAACTCACGCATCAGGATTTCAGTAAGCCCTACTCGTAACAAGTTAAGCTGTCCGCTTGTTATCATATAACTTCACCCCCAACCTTTAACGTTTTCGCCCTTTTTGGGCTAACTCCTCAAACCGCTTTTTGCCGTATTTCTTTCTGCCAATCCACGCTGCCAAAGCTTCAGGGTCTTTTACGCCCCGACGCTTTAGTTTTGTAGTAAGCTGTTTAAACCGTTCTCCTGTGCCCAACGGCGGTTTTTGCTTTGCCATGCTAATAACCCTCCCAAGAAAACACCAATGTCGGATGAAAACTACAGGACGCTTGGTGTATCCAGAAGTAATTTCCACCAATGTAAAAACGCCGAAACTTTGTTATACGACACATACCAGACCTTCTATCAAAATAATACTCAAAAGGATAGTTCTCTCCACCCATTAGAAAAGCCAAAACACGTTTTTCGCCCTGTATTATATCACGATTAAGCACAAAATGCCAATTTCTTCCTGCCACCAACACGTCCCAGTCTGGGGGCGATATGACGGCAGGAAGGAATACCCTTCCGTCTCTGATTATACATAGTTTTCGTTCCGTTTTTAAGTTACCATCGTCATCATACGGACTGTCAATAAGAAAACCCGCAAACTTTCTACCCGTCGGGTTGTGTTGCAAACCAAGCACTATCCCTATATAGTCTTTGTCTGAATATAAAGGTCGAATGTATCCGTCCCTAACAGCAACAGGTTCGTATTGGGGGATTACCAGCCCAACACTCAGGTCGCTTGGATGGACTGGTAACCCCCTTATGTCCTCGTGTTCTTTCCAATTTGCAGTTGCGAAAAACCACCCAGCGTCCATCGCTTAAATCACTACGGGGCTATAGCACCATCGACCAAGAAACTGCTGTCTAAAGAAACCACCAACCAACCGTAGTCTCTTGGGTGCGTTGGCATGTTTCTCACAAGCGGTAAGGGGCTAATGGCATCCACCACAACGGAATACGGAACATCCGCAACCTGCGCTTCACTCACCACAGCAACGGTATAGGGAGTACCGTCTATGTTCACATTGTAACCATAGACCCAAACCCTTTTCCCGATAAGGGCTTTCGACGCAACGGCGATATAGCCGTTATCGTTCATGTATCTGAATGCTACAAAAACGGGTTCTTGACCGCCCAACTGGTGAATGGTAATCTTACCGTAAACGCCACCGCCTTCTACCTCTCTTACCTTCTCAGGATAGCTTCCTATAATCCCAAAGGGCTTGTTGTTGTAGTTTCCGTCTCCGCTAACAACCTCACTGGGGTTCCACCCAGTGTTGTGTGTCAATCTGATGGTGTCCAACACAGGAGTGCCGTTGGCTTTTACTCTCCACCGAACGAAACAACCCCTGTGTTTGCGCACACCAGTGGTCGGTGCGAAGTCATCAAAGTAAACGGGTCTACTATACCCTTTTACCACACGGGGGGCTAAATCTTCAATTGAAGGAAATGGCATACTATCACCCCCTTACTGAGACAGTTCAATCCACTTACCGCGAACGATACGCACAATCAGATTTTTATCTTGTGTGATGCCAACAATATAACCTTCAGCGTTCGCCTGCGTTGTTAACACCGCCCCTGCGTAAAGCCAATATGTGGTTCCACCCACCACAATTGGATAGTTTTGTGGAAAAAGCCGAACGGGTTTCCCGATGTTAGACGGAACGGCAATTGACGGGTCTTTCTCTCCAGCACCAGTAATGGGCTGAACAATAAGTTCCCTGTGTGGAACACAAATCGCTACCGAAACACGCTTTATCGGCGTCTGCCCAGCATAATCCATTCGGCTGGATAACACAGGGTCTGTTATCTCTTGGTTGCTACCTACCGTTACACCTAACAAGGTAGTAACATTGTTAAGCATTGGGTTGGTGGTTGGTCTAGTACCCCCCGTTCCAAAAATAGGCGTAACACCGCCGTTGGTGGTGTCTACTGCGACAAGAATGCCATGACCCCAAAGAACCTCAGGTAAACTACCAGTAAATGGTAGCTTTTTGATTTCCGAAAACTCTGCAGGACGCACAGGCGTAAAATACGCAGCCATGATATTTCACCCCCTACTATTTCGCTAACGGATTTTCCGCAAAGAAAAAGGTGCGTCGGTTCGGTTGGTGTTCCGCACCTTCTCTCCTCATTTCTTCTTCTGCTTCTTCTATTTTTTGGTTAGCCATACGCCTATACTGTCGCCGTTTGGCTTCAAGTTCTCTCTCCGAAACCTCTTTAGGACGCCTCATCAAAATCAGAGTGCCATAAGTTACGGTTCCGTCTTCTCTTCTCTCACCGCCCCACGTAGGGATTTCCCGTTCGCTGCCTACACGAACGAAATCAAAACCCCGCATCTTCATTTGAGTAATGCTGTTTCCATCACTTTGAGAAACCCAATAATAACTCCACTCATCGTCGCTGTGCTTGGCGTTAAGCGGACTTACTCCTACATAATCAAATACCGTTCGTTCGTTTACCTCTATAGACGGCGTTTCGGTCGACGCCCCAACGGCTTCGGTGCTTTCTGCAGTGCTGTTATCACCCTCTTGAACAACTACTTCAGTTTTGGTCTCTTCATTAGTCTTCTTCATTCCTCATTCCCCCTTTAGCAAACTCCTGCACCAACCGCCTCTTTAGGCTGTTTGTGTCCAACTTCAGCCTCTGTGCCATGCTTTCTATTTCCGCTGAAGAGTAAGGCAACGGCACAAAATTGGCTTCGCGTCGCCGTTCGCCAACGAGGCTTTCCATCACTTCGTTAAGGACGCTGCGTTTCTCTACCTCTGCCTTCATGCCCTTGAGTGCCCACATCAGCATCTCTACCGTTTCGCGTCTCCGCAACTCTGCAGGTAGCTTATCCACAATTTTGATGACGTCGTCTTGGACTGTCTTTAATTGCGGATTTTCACGAACAATGCTTTCCACTATTCCTGCCTGTGGAATACTGGAAAGCGCATCACGAATGCGACGGTCTACTTCCTTCAAAACAACATTAAGCAAATCTTTCACCGTCGCGTTTTCATCTAGTTCCAACTCAGGCGTTGCTTCCTCTTTGACTTCAACCTCTGGTGCAGAGGCTTCCATAAACTTTTTTGTGCGTTCTTTGTAGCGTTCCTCTTCTGCTTTGGTTTCCTCATCAACTTTCGCTACCAGTTCGGCAAAAATATCCTCATAGGTTTTGCCTTCTACACCGTCTTTATTGTCCTGCGTTTCTTTTTCTTCTGTTTCTTCCTCTTTCTCTTCCCCACCCATTCCGAGTAGGCTTTTAAACTTCTCCAGCATTACTCATTCCCCCTCTTAGTGTTTCTAGTATGCTTTGTATGTCAATCGGGGACTGTTCTGCTACAGGCTTCTCCCCGATAATCAGCCTGTAGTCTACGTCAAAGGTAGTAAGTATCTGTCGCAACAAATACCACTGCGCCTGCTTGTTTTCCGTAAACAACGGTTCTTGTGCCAACAGGTTTCTTAACAAAATCCACTTTTGTATCTCCATCTGCCTGTTGGTCAGCACCGTGTTGAAATTATACACAAATCTGTAAAGAATGTCAAGAGGTTCTATCAATTGTAAAGGATTGGGGTTGGGATAACAAATCTGCGCAATCTCCTCTTCATCACCCATTAACTGCAAAAGCAACAGTTTATGTTGAACTATTCTGCGCATCCATTCGGCTACAAATATCATAAACCTTCTAAACCGAACGCTTCCTTCCGCTAAAGCAACTTCTACTTCATAAGCGGTGTTTTCTCCCCTAACGGGAACGCCACTTAATAGTTCATTTACACCGCTGACCAACTT